TCAATGTGCTTAACAGCCCAATCCTCAATACTTTCGTTATCATCGCTTTTTTCTCTTGCATCAACTGCTTCCCATCGGTTTGAGATTGTTTCGCCCCTTAGTTCGTCAAGGATAATATCAAACTCCTCATCAGTCAAGTCCTCTTTACTCATCTTTACACCTGTTTCCTCTTCTCGTGTTTCAGAGTCCTCTACATTATCAAGGTCAGTAAACTCTAAAGGCTGTAAGGTCTTAAAGTATAGATTAAGTGAGATGTTATTGTAAGCAAGGATTTGATCGAAGTTCTCAATAAGCAAACGCTGAAATGGTAAAATCACAGTATTTTGCATGAGAAGTGTGGCGGTTTTTAGCTCGTCTGCATTATTTCCAAGCCCTGTTTGGTCTTTAATTCCTAAAAGCATGGGGCTTACAACCCTATGGGAAACGAGGACTTTGCGACCGCTCTCAGCACTTAAAAATTCGTACTGTTGATGAGCATCTGAAAGTTGAATAGGTTGTATATCAGCAGCAGTTTCAGCGTTATCGTTAAATGCTAAGATAAACTTACCTGCATTGCTACTACCACTAAACTTCTCATAGATACGTCTTTCGATTAGTTCTCTTTGCTCAGGGTCAGGAGTTCCATTGTTAAAATTAATCAACATGGACGGACTAAGCCCTTGAAGGACATTGTTAAGATGAAAATTAGATATTTCTTGCTCTAACTCTGCGTACTGTGTGCCACCTTGATAGTCAACAGGCGAATAGTACTTAAATCCTGCTCTATAAGGTTTAATATACATAATCTCTAAGCCCTCTTTAGAAGTTCCAAAAGCAGGGATACGTTTAAGCTCATCGCTTTTTTTGTACTTAGCCCAATCGTAGTGATAAAAGTATGCTTCTATTTCGCCTTTGTCATTGCACTTCTCAGCTCGTAATGTTTCAACAGGGATATGCTCAAGTTTTACAATCTTACTTCTATCTTTAGAGTAGATAACTTGCAAAGAACATTGACCCATTAATTTTAAGTCGGATGTCAACTTACGAACACAATCGTGATTAAACAAAGACACCATCTGTGCGTATTGGTCAGGCTTTCTGTTGCTGTCGGTAGCATCTAAACCTTTTCCGTATATCATCTCACTTATAGCAGTAACACAAGCGTTGTTTGTTGGGCTACCATTGTAAAGGTCGATAAGGTGTTGGAAGTAGTTATTATCATCCCCATACGATACAAACTGCTGATTCCGCACTTCTTTTACAGTAGGGCTTGTGTAGGTGCTTAAATTAACTATCCTTAAATCGTTTTTCATAATATGATGTAATCGTTATCGTAGGTTGTATCACTTGTGTACTCCCCATCGTTTACTGAGTAATAATTATTCGTATCTTGGTCGATAGTCTGATCTGTGCAAAATACTTTATCTTTAAATATAACGCTTGAACCCTCTTTGATTGTTAAATCATAAAACCTACCCTCAGTTAAAGCAAGTGCTTGGCTTAACACTAAATAGTTCTTATTGGTTGTTGTACTTACGCTATATGTAACCTCTGCATTTGTAGAATCATCACGAAGTACCATACTTACATTAGTAGCATAATTTCGTGGTATAACCTTGATTGTTTGAGCATCGGTTGATGTAGTAAGGTGTATCATACCTATATATCGTAAAGTTTCTGAATTTTGTATATAAAAAAGGGGGCTTTTACACCCCCTGTCTATAACTAAACCAAACTTAATGAAAAAAACTCTTTGCTAATATACAAAAAATTATGGAGTTGGGTCTATTGGCGATGATGAATCATCAGTTGGTAATGTTGCTACAAAGAATGGCGGAGCTGTTTCTTGAGCTGTAAACGTAAGTGTAAAACCGCTAAGGTCAGCCATGGCAGCCCCCGATACAGCTGTACCCCCCGTAATTTCTGCCCCATGATCTTTACCTACCAAAAAGCCATTGCCATTATAATCTTCAACAACGATTTGGGGTCTACCATGTGCTAAGAGCTTAATCTGCTCTTGAGTAGCTACGTCTAAAAACGTAAGTGTAACATTAAGGGTTGACTCATAAAAAGTAGTGCCATTTTCTCTTGACGAGTTAATAGCAGTTTCTAATGATGAATTACCCTTGATTTCATATTTGTAAAAAGATACGCTATCATCTAAAGTGATTGTACCTGAGCTGTCAGTTAAGGCAGCTGTGGTAGTTGTGTATGGGGCAAAGTAAATGTTTTTCAGCCCACCTACACCACTCTTACATGGTAACGCTCTTCCGTTTGATACTGAACAAGGCATAATTTTTTTGTTTTAATAAAAAAGGGTAGGTAGGCACTCGGCTTACCCACCCCTTTTAAGTTAGAGAATTATTGATTACGAATAAAGAACGATATCGCCACCAATACCATGTTGCACACCTGCTGTGTAACGCATTACAACACGAACATTGTCATCGCCTAAAGTCTCGGAAGTGTCTATGACACGTACCTCATTTCTATCATTTAGCAAACCTGTGCCAAAGAATAGGTTAGACTTCTGAGCAGCTACTGCTGTGTTGTCAGCAAGACCTTTAGCTACAAAAAGATTGATACCATCAAAAGATAGTTCTCCACCCCCGTACCATTGAGTTCCTTTGTTATCAGAACCTGCTGCACCGATAGTAGCAACAAATCCACCCAAAGCTCTAATGTAAGCACGAGCGATGTTAGATGAAACGTAGATAGTAAGGTCATCTTTTCCGTAAACAGCAGATGGAATCGCATCAACGATTTTTCCAAGCTCTGTAATTACGTTTGTAGATGTAACTGTACCTGCGGTTACGTCATTAACATCTGAGTCAGCAGTCAATAGAGTTTCAAAGCCATCAAAGTTACCTTCTCCTGCACTACCGCTCCAAATAGAAGTTTCAGTTGCAGCAGCTACCTCAGCAGCTACACGACCGATAACGTAGTCAGAAAACAATGGTGGTAACTCATCAAAAGCAGAGAATCCCATTTGGGCTGCCTCCCAATCCGAGTGCAGCTCCTTCTTGCAAAGGCTCAAATTTATTTGTAATTCAGTGGGAGTCAATACTTTCTCAGTTAGAGTTAGTGTTGATGTAGTAGAGTCAAAGTCGCAATCAGCAGAACGCACAAGATTTGCGAACGCACCTACTTTCATAGCAGCTTTGTACTTAACATTTGGTAAAATTGTGATAGCACCTTTGTCAAGTGTATCAGCACTTAATAAAGCAGCTCCGAGGTATTTTCCTGCAAATTCCCCTGCATAGCTACTTCCTGTAATAGTTGGATTTGGCATTTTCTAAATATTTAGTTGTTGATTAATTTTTGCATTACTCGGTCAATCGTTCCTTGCTTTCTGTTTTGTGCAAATTTTAGATTGACTTGTTTTTTAGGTTCAGGGTTATGAGTGATCGCTTCGGTAGCGGGTGTTTCAGATAGTTCTGCTTTCACTTGCTCTTCTACTTCGCTCATCTCCTCTTTGTTTTCAATCATTGTTTTGATTTCCTCAACCAATGACTTTACTTCTGCTAACTCTTCTTTAGTTGCATACTTAGCTTCCACTTCCTCTTCAAGCTGCTCTTCAACTTCCTCAGATGCTTCTACTTCCTCTTCCTGTTCAGCAGATTTGATTTCGCCAATAAGACCTTCCTCAGAAACAACAAGGATTTGACCATCTTCCATTTGGTATTCGCCAACAGGGACAGCTACTTTCTCGTCATCCGTAAGTATAAAGATTTCTTTACCTGCTTCAAACGCTTCCGCTTCAAGGACAGTTCCGTTATCGAGTTTAGCTTGTGCTAACTCCACTACTTGGGATTGCTCGATATTTTCTACGATATCAGCAGTATCTTCCCCAAGATAGGTTTTAATTTTACTTAAAATTTCTGTCGCTTTCATAATTATATATAGTATTTAAAATTTATTTTGCATTTTGAATTAAACTTTTCCTATCCCTTGCGCTCTATGGCTGCCATCACAACAGCTTATAGAGTATGTATTATCCTCACATAAACACCCTCGTCTTGATCCTTTAGGGCTTGTCTTTGATGGTGTCTTAAATGATTTATGTATCCTTCGCCTTTTCATCCTTGACCTCTGTATTTTTTCTTATATAGCTTTGAGCTTTTTATACTGCTCATTTTTGTTTTAGCGTGTACACCCTTTCTGCGTACCTTTGGCTTTAATACTTTTATGTAGTCTATTCTTTTAGCCATCTATCGGTATGCAATTAGGCACTAATTTTCCTTTTTTGTTTTTCATGCCATATTGCACAAAGCCCTTTGCACAGGGTTTTTTAAGATTGTGCTGTTCGCAAGGCATATACCAAGTCTTACCCTCGTATTCGTGTTCGTGGTAACTCTCACAACCTATATCTTTTGCTGCTGCTATTGCTAACTCTTTTGTAGCAAATGCAAGTCTATCATCTATAATAGCCATCTCATCGTTTAGAACCTGAGAAGCTAAATCTATTTCTCCTAATTCTTTTAGTTTGCTTTCAGCCCAACGCTTACCTGCTTTACCACCCCATAGAAGATATGAGATAGTACCACACGCTTTTGAGTCGGTTTCATCGTAGTACTCTTCTGCTCTGCTAAGATATGAGTACATACGTTTAATTGTTTCTTTTGAGATGGGTTTGCCTTGTGCAAGTTGTTGCGCTCGTATCTTACCTACATCAGTAGCACACTTGTTGTTTACTTTTTCGTTAAGTTCGATACCACGCTTAGCGTTATTCTTTACACCACTTGGATAGTCAGAGTAAGATTCTAATTCCTCTTTTTGCCCATCTTTGTATCTACCATCTTGCTTAACAACCCTACGAATGTATTTAAGCATATCCTGTGCTTCGTCCTCATCAAAGTCATTGATAGGTTCTTTAGGACGTTCCATCTTGTCAGCGAAATACCCCTCGATCGAGAACCCCTTAATTTTTTTTGTGCGCACATACGATTCCCATATCTCTTCGTTGTTGACTTTTACAGCCCCCATCCAAGTTCCCACAGGTACATTTAGTCCGTACTTTCTGCTTTTGTCGTGTGTTTCGTCCTCTACTATCCAACTCTCTACAAGTGTTAATCCGTTAATGCTATGTTGATGTTCTAATGTTGCTTTATTCTGATTGCCATTCTGTAAGTATAATTGCGATGCTTTCTCTACTGTATCTCTTGAAAAGTAAATATAATACTCCTCTTCGCCTTTACGTCTGTATATAGGTTTGTTAGGAATTAATAACGCACCGAGTAGGATACGCTTCTCAGTTGATACTTCTGCAAGTTTTATCTCTTGATTTTTTAGTGCAATAAAATCCTCTTCGATTGCAGGGTTCTCTACGACAGATATCGCTTCAATCCCTGTGATTTCTTGGTCATCTAAAATAAGCTCTACAATTCGCATAACTATATATCGTTTAAAATTTGGTTTTTGTATTTTATCCTAATGATGCACCCTTAACAATATTTCTATCTAATTCCTGTGCTGTGCTTACATCGTTTGATACTACAAATGCTTTGACAGGTTGCTGTGATTGTCCACCTATCGCTTCTGCTAATTGGTTTGTATCAGATGCGCCTACAATATTAAACGCAGGGGGTACAGATGGGGGTGCAGGTCTTGATGGACTGCTTATACTCGCACCACCACTACCTATACCTGCTGTCTGTGGGGTTTTTGTAGATTGAATACTTTTTACTGTTTTCAAACCACCTGCTACAGCTGCTGCTGCTGCTGCGATACCCAACGCAGGACCAACGACAGGAATACCTGCTAAAGATTGATAACTTGACTGCGCACCTTGATAAGTAGAGATTAAAGTAGATGCTATAGCTGCTGCCTTACCTGCTGCTGTTTCTTTACCCAAGTTATTTGCTACATTAGCGAGTGCATTTTGAGCTGCGGCTACTTTTTGTTCTGTTGTTTTTTCATTCCAATCCGCCTGTAACTGTAATCTATTAATTTCAGCTTGTGAAAACTTTTCTGCACCTTTATCCTGCTTTGTAAGTAAATTGCCTTGTATTTTAGTGTTTGTTTCTAAAGATTGTACACCAACAGATGAGATTGTAGATACAGATGTAACCACTCTTCTCGTTGTTGCTTCCACACCATCGCCTATACCCGCTTCTAAGTTAAGTGCAGTTGTAAGAAAATTTTGATATTTTGTTTGTAGCTCCCCTATTAATGTTTTTGATTTGTTTATTGATGTTTGTTGATTTTCAAATGCTGTTTGTGATAAGTTACCTGCCACAGACGCTGCATTGCCAAAACTTGTAAACGCAGTCTTTAA